GCACCTGCACCATCAATAGTGATGTTGCCTTCTGCATCACTTGATGTAGTGATACCTGTACCACCTATAAACTTAATACCTTCTAGGTCACCAACACCACGCATTGTGCTGTCGTCAGCACCAACGTAAAATACAGGATCATCAAAGTCACGTAACTTTGCACGTTTCCAAATTCTTGTGCTACCGTCATAAGCCGCAGTTGACTTATACAAATAGTTGTCATCTTGACTTATAATGTTGTCAATATCACCTGGTGCGCCTAATGGATCTGTGATTGTTCTCGATGCCATTACTAAACTGTCTGAGTTAGTTTGTAATGCGCCAAATCCTGAAACATTTAAAACTATGCTTTGCGGAGCAGATCCGGTTGCTGTAATTGTATTGCCGTTAATGTTTATGTCATCAACATCTAATTCAGTCAACGTAGCAGTTTTATTAATTCCGTCGATGATTGCTGTACTATCATCACCAAACACTGATCCTATCAAATCACCGTCTACATTACCAACTACATTTCCAATAAGATCAGATTCAAGTGTGGACAAAGATAAGTTAGTTACAGTTGCCCCATTAAAATCTACTGTGCCTGAGAATGACGCTCCTAAAGAGTTATCAATAGTACCGTATATCGTTCCAGTAGTACCGTCTATCAATAAAGTTGAGTCAAATGCACGATAGTTTTCTACTTGTGCATTTTCGCCGTAAAAGTATTCGCCTTGTATAATACCGGTAGACGCATTTATACCGCCACCAGCAGTCATTGTTATACCTGATGATGTAAGTGCTGTTATTGTGCCTGATGCTGAATTAATTGTACCAACTATTTCGTTGTTGGTACCATTTACTAGCAGTGTACTATCATCACCAAATACCGAACCTTTAATATCACCGTCTAGTTGTCCGCTACTTGCAATATCGCTTAAGTTTATTGTTACTGCGCCTGTTTTTCCGTTAACACTAGTAACTGCATCTGTAAAACTAATAACTCCGCTTGAGTTATCGTAACTAATGTCACCTGATGCACTGATAGCGGATCTTGCTCTAGTGTCTGTATAATATAAATTACTAGAACCTTCTGTTAAATTATCTGTAGTGTGATTGCTAAGGCTACTAACGGTGCCTGTAACATCGCCAGTTAAGTTACCTGTTACATTGGCGCTAAGTGTCGAACTTAAAGTTAAAGTTCCTGTTACACTAACATCTGAACTTAGTACAATACTACCAGTACCGTCTGGATCTATAGTAATATTGCCGTTGGTATCGGTGCTTGAAATAGTGTTACCGCTGATAGCAAGATTGTCTACTAAAACTTTTCCAGTACCGTTGGGATCAAGGATAATGTTCCCGTTAGAATTACCTGAGCTAATAGTGTTACCACTAAGATCTAAATTACTTAATGAATCACCACCTAGTTCAGTATATACTTCCCTAAAGTTATCATTAATTTTGTCCATTGCATCACGGAGTTTATCTCCGGTGCCGTCGTTTTCAATGGTACCTATGTTAATTAGTTGTCTTGCCATCGTTTACCCTTACCAAGTGCTTATAGCGGCTCTTGCCCAAATCGCTGTTGATCCGTCGTATGTTCCTGTACAAACGTAAATGTAGTTACTGTCCCATGCTACCAATCCTGCAACATCGCCGTCTGCACCTGTGCTTGCAGATGGAGTTTTACTTGTGCTTATTCTTAGTTGGTCGTCTGCAATAACAACTAAACCTGTGCCATTAGGGTCAAGTTCAATATTACCATTGGTACTTGTACTAGCAATAGTATTGCCAGTAATATCAATGTTAGTACCAGCGGCAGTTGCGCCATAAACTTCTTGGAAGTTGTCGTTTATTTTATCAAACGCTGTTCTTAATGGGTCACCTGTACCGTCGTTAGCACTGGACCCAATATTAATAATTTGTCTTGCCATGTTAAATTATCCTCGATTACTGTTATTTAGCAGTTTTTGAGAATGAGGATATAGTTTAGTATGGTGTAAATGAGGAGCCGCATCCGCAAGTAGATGAGGCATTAGGATTTTTTATGGTAAAGTTTTCGCCGTATTGGTCTTCAGAATAGTCTACAGTAGCTCCTTGAAGGTATGCGCTACTCATTGAGTCTACTAATACGCTTACACCGCCCTCTGTTATTACGAAATCGTCTTCCTCTTGGTTTTCCTCAATAGCAAAACCATACTGAAAGCCAGAGCAACCACCACCCTGAATAAAGATACGAAGTTTACCACCAGGGTGTTCCTCGTTTAGGATAGTTTGTAGTTTGCCCAGGGCTGATTCAGTAATTTCAATCATAGTAAGTGTCGTTTGTTTCCTATACTAGTATTTAACACAGGATTCATAGAATCTGCATCTGGGTAAGCATCGACCTTTTTAACAATAGGTTGTTTGCCTTGACTTTGTTCCTCGGCATACTTCATAAAGAACTCTAGTTCTTCGGTCATTTTAGTGTCCATTTTAATTGCTTCTGCTGGACACTCTGGTTCACATACTCCGCAGTCGATACACTCTGAAGGATTAATTACTAACATAGTACCTGCGTCATAGAAGCAGTCAACAGGACATACTTCAACGCAGTCTGTGTATTTGCAACGTACACAGGCGTCATTTACAATATAAGTCATACACTAATTATAGTTGATTGTTTGTTAAAATGCAAAGACTTTTTAGTCTTCTTCTTTCCAGATAGTCCAAGCGCCATATGCAATAGCGGCGTATGCGACTAAACTAGCGATTGGTTTGAAAATTAAAAATGCTACACCTGCACCAACTAGAACGATACCGTCCCAACTTGTGCGCTCTGCTAATCTTTTAGTTACCCATTCAGTAATCATAAGTTTTGTTCTCCATTTTTATAATATTGATCTAATAAAATAAAACTTGTGCCTGCACCGAGTACACAAGCCATACTGTCATTCATTTCTAGTAGTACCCACTGATTACCTGCACCTGTAAATAATACCTGATTGTTCTGCCACTGATCATCTTGATTTTTGGCTTGCCATAGTACGTTTAGTCCTTGTGCTTTGATACCTTCTAGAGTATACATAAGAGGCCAACAGTTAGTGGGCTTCATCTGCTTTTGTGCTTCTATATATTGGTCAGCGGGTGCTTCTGGTATTTCTTGACCATGTGCTTCTAATGCAGTTATCCAAGTAACCGCTCCTACTCCCAGTCCTACAAAGAAACTCTTCCAAAATCTTAACATGGTATTTTTCCAGTTGATTAATATTATTTAGCGCCACACTGCTGATCGCACTTCATTAACCTACCATCTTTATAGGTACTACACTTCCAGGACTTTTCTATTTCGTTAAACCACGCAATACATTCTGACAACGGGTGTTCTAATGCATTGTTATTTGTAATTAAGGGACGTAGTTGTTTGTTCAAGACTTCCAGTTGTTCGCCAAAGCCTACATTAGTAAGTGGATAAAATCCTAAATAACAACAAGGATAAACCTCACCATTTGCTGTTATGTAAACACTTTTTGTATTTTTTACTTCACAGTTAATTTGTTTTGCTGGTGTAAAATACTTGGCTATGTCGTCAAACAGTAACATCTCGCCTTTACGTTTAGTGATATAAGGCTCCACAGTTTTATGGTCAACACCGTCCCAGTGATGTGTCCAGTCTCCTAGTATGTGTACGAGGTCGCCTTGTTTGTCGTATACAGGCCCTTGATCTCTGCCTTCTTCTACCACTTTGAATACACTAAATCCTAGTTGCTTGCTTGTTGTTTCGCACTCTTCGACCTGGTGCTCGTTATGTTTGAACTTAATAAACTTCCAGACAGCATGTCCACCAGCATCTATAAATGTTTTGGCGTTTCGTATTACTGTGTTCCAGTTTGTATTTTGTCTATATAAGGTATGTGTGTCTGCCATACCGTCTAAGTCGAACTCGATTTTACAGTCTAGCTCTGCCAGCTCTTGCCAGAAGTTGTCTCGCCTTGCACTACCGTTAGTGCTAATATAAATGTTGCATGTTTTATTGTGTTGCCTAAAGTAACGAATGATGTCTACTGCTTCTTCATTCATAACTATGTCACCATAGTTACCGTTAATCAGTATAGTCTGTAACTGGTGGAGGAATAGTGGCTCAAATATCTTCTGTGCTTGAGCTAATGTTAAACTTGTTTCTGGATAACCATCGTTGTAGGGAAAGCCACGATAGTTGCGAGGACACTCTGGGCAACGAGCGTTGCATAAACTTGAAATCTCTAAATGGACTTCTCGAATATCCTCAATATTGTACATTACCTTCTGTACGTTATTCTACCTTTTTTAAGGTCATAGGGACTAAGTTCTACTTCTACAATATCACCTAGCGTGATTCTAATTCTAGCCTTACGCATCTTACCACCTAAATATGCGATTAGTTCGTGTTCTGTTTCAATACCTTTTACTCTAAATGTTGCGTTAGGTAGTACGTCTAATACCTCGCAATCCATCTTAATTGTGTCGTCTTTTTTAGCCAAATTATCTCCTCATTTTGCTGATCGCAATTGCATCTTCATCACTAAAGATAGGTACTGCATTTGATTTGTGCATCGTACCTATGCCTTTTACTTTTGTGCCAGTGTAAACTTTATCTGGTGCTCTTACTGCTGTACCAACGCCACTACCGTGACTAGGAATATGCGGTGTTTCTCTGCGATAGCCATGCTTGGGTGCAGAGTAAGGAACAAACTTGGGTTCTGCTTTATTTAACTTGAGCTTGCCGCAACGATAATCTATGTATTGCTCAAGTGTTAGTTGCTCATCGTGTCTACCAGCCTGCTTCATTCTACGATTGTAGTCCTTGTGTTCCATCTGATAGTTTGCTAGTGCTGTCTTTGTTATTTTCATCTTGCGCTTCTTGTAGGAGGTGGTGGTCATCCATGGACCTAATAAATGCATGGTCATATTAGATCACCGATATTTTATTTGTCGAAGGGTTCTTCAAGAATACATTCTCGTATTCGGGATGTAAATCTTTTGCTAGTTTCTTAACACCATTTAGTGTGTCTGACTGTCCCATAAAGCCATCGTCTCGAACACTATACAACAAGTAATGCTTACCGCCTTCATCATCTTTGACTAACTCATAGTAGTAATAAGGCTGAGCTAATAGTGCTTCCTTCTGTGCCTGCATGCCCAAGTCTTCTTCCATTTGCTGACGTTCAACAATTCTACGTTGCACATTAGCACCTACAAGAACGGTATATAAACAATATCCCATAAGTGCATAAAATATCAAATCAAATAAAGTCATATCTGTCCTAAATTGTTAGCCAATATCAGTTATTATAAGCTCACTTCGCATAATTGTCAACTTTTTCAGACCAACGTAGGGCCATGTAACATAAGAGTTTTTCGTCATCGCATTCCACTACGAAGTAGGATCCCTTAGTCACAATATAAGTTGTAAAGTGAACTATGTCATCGTCTGGCAGTTCACTTAACCAATCTTGGATATCCCAAAAATAGTTCATATGAAATTGCATACCTTGCCCCTAATAATACTTAGCCCATTATGGATCATAATAAATATTGGCATGAAAATAGTTTTGATTACAGGCGGATTCGATCCCATACACGCAGGACACCTAGCATATATTAAAGAAGCCAAATCATTAGGCGAGATATTGGTTGTGGGTGTTAACAGTGATGCTTGGCTTGAGCGCAAAAAAGGTGCATTCTATCAAAGTCAAGATGAACGTTTCGCTATATTATCAGAACTAAAAGATGTAGATGCAGTACTAAGATTTAATGATGACGATGGCACAGCCTGTGACGCAATAGTAAAATGCCGTGAACTCTTCCCAGACCACATTATTATATTCGCCAATGGAGGTGATCGCACCTCTGACAATATTCCCGAAATGGGAATAATAGATGATAAACTTAAATTTGAATTTGGCGTAGGTGGTAACGATAAGAAGAACTCTAGTTCATGGATATTAAAGAAAATGGAAAACGAAAAAGTATT